GGTGTTTGAGCGAGGGGTGGGGGAGGGGGATGGCCTACGTGTGACGCGCAGTACGTTTCCGAATCTTGTATGTCACTTGAGTGAGCCGCTTCGTTTAATGATTGGTGCCACTAGCCTGGCTCGCTTCTTGCTGTTGCATGATCTGTGAGCTGCAGCCTTGTTGGCCATGGTGTCTGGCCCCTGTTTGGCGAGCGGAATAACATGGTCGACAACGAAGGATCGAGGGTTAAGCCAGTCGGCTTCGTAATCGATTGCTTCACCGCAGATGTGACATGCAGCGCGTGTGGCTTTGATGCGCGCTCTATCCTTCTTGTCCTGCGCGCTTCCGCGTCCTGTCTTGGTTGCCATGTCCATCCTCCAACGGGTACGGCTTGGCACCCTTGGCGCTGTTGCATGCCCAGCAAGCAAGGACACAGTTGCTGAAGGTGTGGCTGCCACCTCGTGCGATTGCCTGCTTGTGCTCGAGGGTGGCCATGTTCCGAGGCCGGGTGCCTTGCCCAGATCGCCCGAAGTACATGGCCACATTGCAGTAGTGGCAGTGGTCGCCATCGCGTTTGCGCAAGGCTGGTACGGTGACGCCTCGCTCGAACCCTTGATTTCGGATGCGTGCTCGTCGCACGTGGGACTGAGCAATGGCGATTGCGAGCCGCTTGTCTTTGTCGCGTTCGTACCTGTTCGCTTCCCTTTGCCGAATGAGTTCCGGGTTTGAGCTGCGATACTTTGCGACACGGGCTTTGACCATCTCGGTGTCTTCGTAGTACCGGGCTGTCTCTACCTGAACTCGGCAGGCCTTGCATCGGGTACGACGACCGAGTGGTGATTGCTTGTCCGAGTGGTATTCAGACAGGGCTAGGCGACGGTTGCATCCTTGGCATTCCCTCGTGCCGTCTTTGTAGTCCTTGACGGGGACCACAGGCATTCGCTTTGGTGGTACTGGCACGCTGGCCTGCACGTCGCCGGATCGCCAGAGCCGCTTGTAGTGCGGGTCACACAAGGCGCGGGCCTTGTTCTTGATAAGCCGTTCGCAGTTGTCGACACTGCAGGTAGACTGGGCCATAGCCACTCCGTTGCTTACTCAATGGATAGGTCAGGCCTCGCAAGTGTTGACGCACTTGTTGAGGCCGTTTCTAGTTTAGCTCTTGCGGTATGCGACCGCAGACAATGTTGCTTGGCCAGCCGCGATCAATGCCGTGGTAGTCACGGTGATGACGCACCCGGTGGTGGTCTTGGACTTGAGGGTGGCACCTGTCTTGCCAAGCAGCCCAGCAACAGCAGTGCTGATCTGGGGCGTGACGACGTAGTTGGTGTCGGCGAATGCGTTGGGCCAGGTGATGTTGACGTCGACTGTGGCGCTGATGCCGAGCAGCGAGGCAACGGGGGGAACGGCCACACCGTCGCGGTATTCGATCTGCACTGCACTCGAGGCAGGCTTAGGCAGGTCGTCGATGCGCTTGTTGATGGCTGCGTGTTGCCTGTCGCCGTCAGCTACTGCGCTGTCGAGTGAGGTGAGTCGTGGGTCGCGGTTGAGTACCATCTGCCGTGCGTTGTCTGCTGTGGCTTGGGCTGTACTCACGGCGGCTTTGAGTGCGCCGTCCACAATGCCGAACAGTCCGCGGTTCATACCCGTGCCACCGAAACTGTGGCGTCTGCTGCACTGATGAGTGAGACGACAGATGATCCGCTGTCGCCGTATCCTGTTTGCATTTCGAGCCAGGTGCCGGGTGCGATGACTTGGGCGTTGGGGTCTTTGATGCTGACCACAGCGCCGAGTCGTGCGTATATGGGCATGGACGCGTCGTGAACACTGATCTGCACCCGGTTGGACACGAAGCTGTACCGGTTGGCGATGGTGATTTTGGTGACGTTGCCGGCTGTGAGTGGGATTTCGTAGGCACCGATTTGTTCGGTGCTGATGGTTTGATCGGCCATGCTGTGTCCCCCGGTTGGTTAGTCCGTGATGTGTAGTGCGTCCTTCTCGTGCCGCGTGTAGCAGTCGGCCACGAGTGATCCGACGACGTACCGGGTTGAGCAGACTTCGCAACGCCAGTCAGTCCCAGTCATCCGGTCCTTGCCACATGGTCGACTCCTAGGTGATGGTGAGGTCGTCGAACACCATGGTGCCGGTGCCTGAGTTGTAGAACCCGTGGCGCGTATTGGTGGTGGACGACAGGTTGGTGGCTTGCACTGCTTGGACGCCGTTGATGAACAGGGTCGCGTTCACTCCAGACAGGATGACTTCGATGAGGTCACCTGTTGTCGGGGTGATGGTTGTTGCGGTGCCACGAATCGACGGTGTGCCGCCTGCACCGGTGACCTGGAACAGTGCGTACCGGAAGGTGGTGCTGTCGGAGCGGAGGCCGACGTAGCAGAAGTAGCTGCCGTCGGTTGCTGCCCTGAATGCGAGGCCACCTGATGCGCCGTTGACTGATGATGGTGCGGTGGTCAGTCGTGCGGTGACGTGTGCGTCGACGACACCGGAGTCGATGACGGAGAGTGCACGTCCGGTGGTTGCGCTGGTGTCGTCTGCGTAGGTGCGTTGGAACGTTTGCGAGACGATGGACCAGGCGTGGCTGAGCAGTTTGATCCACGTTTGGCCGGATGGTGCAGTACCCATGACTTCGGACGTGTCTGCGCGTGCAGCGTTGTCGTAGATGGCACCGGGTACTGCGAGCCGTGCGGTGGATTGGGTGGATTCGTTTGCGGCTGCGTCGAGTGCGGACACGGTGTAGCTGTACCGGCTGCCGTTGGTGACGGTGGAGTCGGTGTAGCTGGTGCTGGTGGGTTCACCGATGACTGCGCCGTCGCGTCGGACACGGTATTTGGTGACGCCGACGTTGTCGGTGCTGGCCGTCCACGTGAGAGCGACCTGCGCACTGCCGGGCGTGGCAACAAGGTTGGTCGGAGTCGAGGGGACGGTCGTGTCACCGGCTGCTGCGGTGGGGGTGACCGAGTTCGACGCGGCACTCATGGCGGACACGTTGCCTGCTGCGTCACGAGCTGCGACCTTGAACGTCTGCGCGACGCCTGCGGTGAGTCCGTTGACGGTGATGGGCGAGGTGGTGGCTGTTGCGACGGATGCTGCGTAGTTGTCGGTTGACGTGTACACGAGGTAGTCGCTGACGGCCACGTTGTCCTGCGAGGTGACGAAGGACACGGTTGCGGACGTTGCGCCGGCGGTTGCGGTGGGCGTGCCGGGAACGGTTGGTGCGGTTGTGTCGGCCTGCGTGACGGGTGCGGTGGCGTAGTTCGGGATGCCAAGCGCCGAAACGAGAAGGGCCGCGAGGAAGGCGTGGCCGAGGTCGTTGAGGTGGATCTTGTCGGCGTCCATCATTCCGAGGGGGTCGCCGAGTCCGAAGCCGACGCCTACCTCTGCGAACTTGCCGGAGAGGTCGTAGGCCGACACTCGTCCGCTAGTGTCTGCGGAGACGATGGCGTTTAGCTGGTCCAGGTAGGCGGACCATGCGTTGGCGTAGCTGGCGTCCATGCGCTCGAACTGGTGAATGAGCGAGATGTGCGCGCGCGGGTTGTCGCTGAGGAGCTGCGTGACGGCGGTCTGCACGTTGCTGCGGTAGGTGGCCGGGGCAACACCGTTTGCGCGGTCGTTGGAGCCAACGATGATGATGATTTCGCACGGGGCGAGGGTCTTCGTGTTGGCGAGAACTGTGCTGGTGGCAAAGGTGGCGGCGGTTGCTCCACCGATTCCACCGGTGTACCCGTGAACACCGGGCGCGGTGGACGGGTTTGCCGCACCGGTTCCGAGGCTCGAGGTGGTGGTTTCACTGCCGGTGCCGGACGGGTAGCCACCTTGGAGGGTGGTGGTGAGCCGGTTGATGGCACGGTTGGCGTTGGTGCTTGCGGCGGTTCCTGCGGCGGTGGATGAGCCGAGCATGACGACGCGCACGGGGGTGATTGCGCGGCGGGTGAGTCCTGCACGCAGGAGGGTGGGCATGGTGGTGCCTGAACCTGCGGGACCGGTCGGGCCGGTCAGACCAGTCGGGCCTGTCGGTCCGGTGGCACCAGTAGCGCCGGTGTCACCCTTGACTCCCTGAAGGCCTTGGATTCCTTGTGCGCCCGTGTCGCCCTTGGGGCCGGGGACGGTCGAGTCTGCACCGTTGGTGCCGTTGACGCCAGCAGGTCCGGTGGCTCCGGTATCGCCTTTGATGCCCTGGGTTCCTTGTACGCCAGTGAGACCGGTGGCCCCAGTGTCGCCCTTGGTGCCCTGGATACCCTGCGGTCCGGTAGGCCCAGCAACGCCCTGAATGCCAGCAATACCCTGGTCGCCCTTGGGGCCTGTGGCACCGGTTGCGCCGGTAGCGCCCACGGGGCCGGCAGGTCCGATGGGGCCAGCAGGACCAGCGCCACCTGATCCGCCGCCAGTGGCGGACTCGGCACGCACGGCGCTTGCTTCGGCGCTGATGGCAGCAGTCTCGGCACGTTCAGCAGTGGTCGTGTCGACGACGACAAGGGTTCCGCGTCCGGGGGCAACGGGCATGGCGTCGATGAGGCGGACGGTGCCGTTTGCGGGGATGGCGATGTGAATGGTCTCGAGGTAGACGCGTCCGGTGCCGACGCGGATGTCGCGGAACTCGACTCGGTAGGTGATGCCTTCGACGACGGCCAGCTCGACTTCGGGAAGCATGCCGTTGACGAGGGTGTAGCTGGTGGGTGCGTCGAGGGTGAGGCCGTCTGCACCGATGGCGTGCATGGGGGCGTCGGGGGTGAAGGTGATGGTTCCTGTGACGACGGCTTGTCCGTTGGGTGCGTAGAATCCGCCGGTGACGTGGCCTGTGGCTGCAGTGTTGGCCATGTCACGTCCTTCTGTGAGGGTGTTCCCGCTCGACGCCCGGTGTGGGTTGTCGCCGCTCTCCCGGGTTCGCTGTGTGCGGTTGCTCAGGGCGGCAGTGCGTAGGTGTGTGTGACGCGGCGGGAAGAATGTGTACGAGTGGTGGGTGGGTGCGCATCCGTCTGGGCTTTCCCGGACGGTCCCACCCACCAGTGGTGATGGTCGCCCCAGTGCCGGCGCTAGCTTTCGCGGCATTCCGGGTGGGGCGACCTTAAACACGAAGCGCCGGCAACCTGTCTAAGACATGGTTCACCAGCGCGGTATCAGATTAACAGGCGTTATGTCGCTTGTCCAGCAACCTCCGCATCTTCTTCAACCGGCGTGTCGGGGTTCTCGATGGCATACGACAGGGCACGCAATCCCATGACCCCGTGCCACTGCTGTTTGCAGCACCCGCACGAGGCAACAGACGCGTCGAGGTCGCCTTCCCGGTAGGTAATCGTGAGTGCCACCTTCCGTTGCGGGTCGGCCTTGTCGGTGGCATCGACGAACCATGTGAACCCGCACACGGGGCATTTGTCGTTGACCAGTTCGCGTTTCCGGGGCGGCTCGAGCTTGTCCTGGATGAGTCGCACCCATGACTCGAGGACGCCCATCTCGTGCCTGTAGTCGCTGTCGTTCTTGATCCCGGCCTGCAGCGCCCGGTTGAACGCCGCAAACCACCATCTCAGGTCGGCCTCAGGGTAGAGACCGGAAGGGCCGCCTACCAGTGACTGGTGGCGGCCCGAGATCGCTTCCTCGATCTGCTGATACTTGACCAGCGCATCAGCATCGATTGGCACTCTCTCGTTACCTGCAGCGCCAGCACCTGACCCGCCGCCCAAGTTGGACGCGACCGCTTTCCGCAGTTGCACGATCAGCCCTTCGTGGGTGGCGATGTAGTCCGGGCCATCCTCGACAGGGACACGCACCTGATGGTCGATGGTGAGTTGGTCGAGGGCAATCAGAAGCGGGTCGTCAGTAGCATTCGTCAATGTGTGAGTCCTCTCGTTGGATCAGCCCACGCCGGGTGAGCAGGTCAGCGGTTGTCTCGTATTGGGCTAGGCCTTCATCCCAGAATCCGATGCGGGCGGCTTCGGTACGCGGGTCAGTCATGGGTCACCTTCATCTCGGTCCGCCGTTCAAGGTTCCCCTCGTGGCGGAGTAAGTCATCGCATACGTAATCCGCTAGATGACGCCAGCACGGGCACGTTGGGTCGGTGCAGACGGTGGGGCGGGTCATTGCAAGAACCCGTGCCGAGTTATGTGCGCACGCTCCCTCAGCCAAGCGACCCAGCTTTCAGGGTCATCTTCGTTCGGCATCTTGCCGCGGAGTACATCGCTAGCTGCATGGTCCAACGCCAAGGCGGCGACTTCGCGATCATGATTGGCTACAAGCTCAGCGGACTCTGACCGATGGAAGCCGCTCTGAGTCACAGCTCGGGCCATGTCCAAAAAAGTTTCCGAGTAACCGGCTGGGTATTTCGCCACATCGCTAGTGGGGTCAGCTTTGGCCCACGTTTCGGTTAGCAGTTGGTGGAGGGCAAGCACCTCGGCGTGGAATTCAAATCGCCGAACAATTCCGTCGCCCATTAGAAGGGCAACTCTGCGTTGGGGTCGGCAGCCCATGCGTCGGGTGCTGGCGTCTGTGCGGGGGCAGGTGTGGCAGGGGGCGTGTTCTGCTTGTCACCGCTGACCCTGGCCTTGTTCAGCGCACGCTTGACCGTGTGGCGGGTCTGCTGCTCCTTGTCCGTCCACTCATCCACCTCGTCACCGTGAAGGCCGGACACTTCCACCTGCTGCCCCTCGACAAGGCCGTGTGCGTCATCGAACCAGGCCGTCCAACGCTTCTTGATCTCCTTGTCCCGGACCGTGAACGACTCGGTGACCTCAGCCCCCTTGCCCTGGTAAAACGTGCGGGTGATGGTTCCCTTGACTGTCGTGATAGCCATGTTCAGGCTGCCTTTCGTTCGTTGTTTCTTGCACGATTCGCCGGCAACCCGAGCGTCTTCCGACGACGAGCCACAGCAGCATTAGTCATCCCGAGACGTGCACCGATCTGCTTATCGGTCATGCCCGCCTCATGGAGCGCGTAGATCGAATCCCGTTCACTGCCCGCCTGAGCTAGACCAGCAACCGCCATGCCTGCCTGGACCAAGTACTGGCTGAGGGTCAGGTTGCGGCGTTCGGCCATGTCCTCGAGCTTGAACAGGACCGACGCGGGGACTTCGATGTTGCGGATGGGGAGGAGGCGTTCGGTCATGGCATGACCCCCTGGTAGCCCTCAGCGCGGAGCTGGGAGCGGTACACGTCGACCTCACGGGCGAACGCTTCCGGTTCGTTCCATGCCTTGCCCATTGCGATGTAGTTCGCCGGCTTGCTAGCCGACTTGCTCGACGTCGATGCCGCAATGCCCTCGCCCTTGTGCCGATCCGCGACAATCCGCTTCACGATGCCGACAATGTGCGACGGCTGCAGATACTCCAACGACTCACGACGGTGCATCGCCAACGCTTCACGGCAGTCCACATACGACAAGTGCCCGACACTTTCATGCCAGGCACCCACGGTCATTTGGTCGACGATCCGGTTGTCAATACTCGACACCACCGCCAATAGTTGGGCGGTCTCTCTTAGATCCAATCTCGTTGCCTCCTTCCGGGAGTTGCATTGCGAACTCGAGCGCTTGTGCGCCACGAGACTGCTTCAAGGGTTGTTGCTGCGATTGACGCGGCTGGGGAAGTTCGTCAGTCCAGCGGTCGCCGGCAAGCCAGACACCAAGAGCAGGGACGAACTGACGTTCAGTCGTTGCTGCGTAAGCGTCGCCGTACACGCTGATGTCGTGGCCGAGGTGTTCCGCATCGCCGGGGTATCTCTTCACGGCTGCCTTGAACCGGTCGAGTGCCTGCTTGCGTTCGACTTTCTTCGGCCAGTGCTTCCAGGCGTCGTCGAACACGCTCGCAAGCACCGAAGGTGCGGGAGGGTTTTGATCCTTTCCTTTCCCTTCCTTTCCCTTCCTTTCCCTTCCCTTCAGGCCGGAGCCGTCCGGAGAAATAAGGAACGCTCCGGAGGATTCCGGAGCGTTCACTGATACACCCGCCTGGATGCCCGTAAAACGGGTAGGTGACGGGTGCGAGATCTTCTGATGCCGGTCCCAATTGACGACACGGAGCAGTTCGCCCTGGTCTGACGTAAATCTGGCGAGCCTGCCCATTTCGAGAAGATTCGTGAGCATTCCGGAGACATCGAGAGAGTCAGCGGGGAAAATCTGCATCTTGATCCGCTTGGACTTGTACTCGACATAACCTTCGTCGTCGACGAAGTTCCAGAGGCCGATAAACAGCAGGCGGGTGGCGTAGTCAAGTTCGACGATCTGGTCGTCTACCCAGAACTCAGGCTTGATCGTCCTGATTCTCGCCATTTGGTTCCTCCTCTCTTGTCATGCGGCCACCACTGCGGCCATGAGTTGCTGCCCGACGTACTGGCTGTACGCCGGCGGGATGGCCTCTCGCAGCCCGTCACGGTTGGCCCAGGGCATGCCCATGACTTCGCGGCCTCGTTCGACGCCGGAGAAGTTGCCGACGACGTGCATGAACTCGCCCTCGCGTGGGGTGCGGCCCATCTTGGTTGTGGGCACCGTGTGGGCTGCGTGTTCTGGCGCGACCAAGGGAACGTTGGACTCGAAGAGCCGGTGCCTGTATGTCTCGAGGCCGAATATGGGGCCGCAGAGCATGATCGGGTCGCGCAGTGGAGCGCCGACGACGTTCTCGATTACCCACGGCTTTCCGATCAGATCGAAGACGGCGCGGGTTGCGTCGATGAAGTCCGGGTGATCGTTGCCCATGATCTTCTGTGCCTTGGTGTGGAGTTGGCATGGTGGGGACGCATGGAACGCGGCGAACCGTTTGTGGTTCTCGAGGATGAACTTGAGCGCGTCACCCTGGTGGAACTCGTACGGGTATCTGGGCTGCGCATCAATATCGACTCCGACAACCTCGAAGCCGGCGCGGTGGTAGCCGACGGATGCGCCACCCTGGCAGCAGAACGTGTCGAGCAAGAGGGGTTTGCTCATCGTGGTTCTCCGTCCGTCCATATCTCGATCTCAGTCCGCGGGCTGTCCGGGTCCACTCGTCTGGCCCGACGCTGGACGGCCTGCTTCGCGAGGACGCACGTCTTGCACGACCTAAACCCGCGCGATAGGTACGTGTTTTCGGGCGTGAACTCATGTCCGTTTTGGCAGTGAGTTTTGCGCGCGTTGATGCCCGATACGCCCTCGCCTCGACGGATGTTCTCGGCCTGCGGGACTGGCTCGAGGTGATCCGGGTTGAAGCAGGATCGATTGCGGCACAGGTGATCGATCTGCAGGCCGATAGGAATTGGGCCGCGAAACACCTTCCATGACACTCGGTGTACGTACTCGGGCTTGCCGCCGAAAGCCATGGTCCCGTAGCCCGTTTTGGCGCGGTATCCGCTCCATTCCCAACAGCCAGTTGGAGCTAATGACCGGCGTTCGATGAGGCGCTGTTCGGGCGTACGGCGAGGTCCGCCATTCATTTGATCTCCTCAATCGCGAGTTGCATGTACGGCTTCTTCCCAGGCCCCATGTAGATGACCTCGGGCATGTGCTTGACCATCTCGAGGGGCGTGTCATCGGGCACGATGCCGGCGTCCACAAGGCCGTCACACATGGCCTTAAGCGTCGGAACAACGTTGTCGGCATCCCGTCGATGCTTGGTGGAGACGAACCAGATCAGGCTGACCTCGCATCGCGCCATGGCGGGGATGCCGGCGGACTTAGCGAGCAAAGAGGAAGCGGCCCTTACCTGTTTGGTGAGGGCCGCTTTCTTGCGCCAGTGGTGGCGTTGGTTAGCTGTGATCGGGGGTGATGGGTAGTCGAAGGTGAGCGCCCAGGTCATGCGGTCTCCTGTGCTTTCTTCCCTGCTGCCTCGATGCTGCTCAGTACGTCAGCCCCGGAACCTGCAGTCTTGGCGGCGGTCCAGAGTGCTTTGAGCGCGTCGACATCGTTTCCGGCCAGTTCTGTTTCGGCAGTCCAGTCGCGCGGCTTAGGCGTGGCGAGCGGTGTGACTGTCGCCTTGGCATGCTTGCCCTTAGAGGTGGGCAGGTTGAGCGTGAAGGGTTTGTCGATGTGGCTGAGTGCGCTGACTCTGATGCCGCCGACTTCTTCGCCTGCCCACTTGACTGCGGGGTCACGGTAGATGGTCATGGAGTGGCCTACCCAGTCGTTGGTTTCGCGTCCCCAGGCTTGGGCGAGGATGCGTAGGACTGTCTTGGAGGGCTTGAATGGGCGTCCGGGGCCGAAGACGTCGGTGATGATGTTGACTCGTTGTTCGGCGTTGCCCTCGGTGACTTCTACGACGGTCACCGTCTGAGAACCCATAACAAGGTCTATGGCATTGACTTGGTCGCTCTTAGCGATGATTGCTTGGCTGATGTCCATTAGAAGATCAGGTCCTCTACTTCTAGGTGGCGCTCTGTCTTGGGCGTGTTCTTCGTTCGGGTGTGGAAGGTGTCGATCATCTGCGCCGCCGTCTCCTCGAATTGGGCGAGCGCGTCGATGATGGCGACTTGCCAGCGCGGGTCGGGGTAGACGCGTTTGACGTAGAGGGGAAGCCCGCCACAGAAAGAGACGTAGTCGAGCCATGCGCGGCCACTGACGAGCAGACCGGCCTGACATTGGGCCATGTTCTCGGCGGGTACTTCGTCGGCGAGGATGGTGGCGAGATGCTTCTTCTGCCGGCGTGACTTGATCTCAATGAGGCCGTCATCGTCTACCAGGCCGTCCGGACTAAACCCCATCCGGTTGCCTTCGAACTCGTCGGTCATGAACCCGACCTCTTGAGCTTCCGCGTAATGCTCCGAATAGAGGTCTCGTGCGACTGGTTCGTCCCAGTGCCCGCGTTCCATGTCGATGGTGGAGAAGGTGGGTTCGACGTAGCCGGTGATGCGTTCGGCGACGAGGTGCATCGTCAAGGCGCGTGCGGTGTCGTTGTTGGCAGGCTTGAACGTCTTGGCGGTGATGAGCTGACCAACCGTGGATGCGGTGACTAGGCCGCATCTAGCAGCCAGCCATTCGTCGCTGCCCTGCTCGAGCGTGTCGTAGATGGTCAGCGTCATTTGTTTCTCCTCCCAATTTCGATGCGTGCGCGTGACAGTGATGCCTCGTAGTCGCAGCCCCACATGTCTTGGATCTCTTGTGCCCGCTCGAAGACGGCTTCTTCGTAGGCTGCGTCGGTCACGGTGTCTCCGTTCCGTAGTTGCTACTGGGCAGCAGCACAACGTCGTACTGCCCACTAATGAGGACTGCCCCGGCCAGGATGGTCAGGGCGATGAGGTAGGTGCGGGTCGAGGTCATTGGTCACGCTCGACGGGCCGTGGTTTGCACGCAGTGGATTCAGCCCACTTCCCGCACCCGTCCGTTGCGCATGTGCCGCCCCAGGTGCGTCCGGTGTAGTCACCGGTGTAGAGGTTCATCCAGAGGTTGGTGGATGGTTTGCCGCAGCGTGGGCAGCGGGCGAAGGGGTTAACCATGTGCGTACTCGACAACGTGCCCAACGCGGGTGTCTTCGTGTCTGTCTGCGGCTTGAACACTGGTGGTGGTGTAGTCGCAGTGGGTGCAGGTGAGAGCGGTGATGCTCATCGTTTAGCCCCGGCTTTGTAGCCAGCTTCGTATGCATGAGCGGCGAGCATGCGGCCATCCGGTTCACGCGGGATGCTTTTGTCGGACTCGCGCGAGATTCCCCACGCCTCTCGGATCTCTTCCGAGGTCGGCTGGGGGCGTTCCGGGACCAGGCGGGTGAACGGACGCTTTTCGTTCTCTCTGACGTTTCCCCATCCAACGTCCGACCAATTCCCGTCAGCGTTCAGGTAGTGCAACTCAATTCCGTCGGTGTGCCAATTCCCTAGGTGCGCCTGGTTCGTGGCGGGCAGTGAGTAGACGCCCGGCTCGGTGGGTAGCGCGGGCTGTGGGTTCGTGAGGGCGTCGGGGAGCAGGCTCAGAACGGTTGTCAAATCGTTGGCCTCGGATGCTGTGAGTGTCGGGCGCGTCCAGTCGAGAACTCGCCGGACAGCCGCCCAAGCATCTTCGTCTACCTCTTTCATCGCAGTTCTTCTCTCGTTTCGGTGGTGCAGTTGGGGCAGGTCCATGCCCAGAGGTTGATTTCGGGGTCGATGTGTACGTCGTCGCGGGCGAAGTGATCGCAGGCGAGGCAGTGGACGTATTCGGTCCGGGTGTGGGCGAGCTGGCCGGAGCTAGTCACGGTCGTGCCAAACATCGGATGCCCAGTTGGCTGCAACAAGCCCGCAGAAGAGGTGGCCGAGTCCGAGAACGACCCATGCGCCGGCTGCTGCCTGTATGAGCCCTTGAACGAACGTTCCGAACAAATAGGCTGCGGCCCCCAGGACTGCAAATCTGAGGGCCGCACGGATCGTTCGGTAGGTGATGCTGTGTGGGGTCATCTGTTTTCTCCTGTGCGGAGGTTGCGTGCGCAGATGATGCAGACGGGTGAGGTTGACCCTTTGTAGTAGCGGGTGTTTTCGGGGAGCCTCGGGTGGTTGTTGCGGCAGTATTCGGTGCCTTCGGGGAGCGGTTCGGGTGCGATGTCGATGAGGCCGAACATGGCGCAGATTTCGGGCAGGTCTTCATTGCGGACACGACCGACAGCGTGCATTGCTGCGTAGAGTTTCTGTTCCTCGGTGGTTTCGTATTCCTCGAGTGGGGTGAAGTCGAGGCCGAGCAGTGTGGTCATTGGATGAGCTTTCGTCTGAACCCCTCAGCGACAGCGTTGGGGGTTGTGGTGGCCCGCAGTTTGATGCGGACGTAGTAGAGGGTTGACGAGACGGCGGTGCGTGTCATGAAGAGTGCGTCCGCGATTTCGTCGGGGCTGTCACCGTCCGCTGTGGCCTGCAAGATCGCGGTCTGACGGGTGGTAAGTGCCTGCGTGGTGGCGAGGGAGGGGGCGGTCACGCGTAGTCCTTCACCGCCGTGATGACGAAGTATCTGCCCGTTGTGCGCCAAAGACGGTCGCAAGCATCGTGGGCAAGTTCGAGGGTGAATGCTTGGCAGTAGTAGGAGCCGGTTTTGCATTCCCGGATCTCGTACGGCATCGGTGTCATACCCGCTGCCTCGCAACCCGTGGGCTGGACACATCCCGGACGAGCAGCGTGTACCCGTAGTCGAAGCAGACACGGCGGGCAGCGTCCTCAGTGGTCCACGTGATGTGCGATTCCGGGGTGAGGCGAAAACCGTACTCAGGGTGCGGGGTCATCGCTCGTCCACCGACCAGTTGTGTCCTTCATGAGCTGTGGCCCATTCCAAGACGTCGATATCGGTCAAGAAGACGTTGTATCCAACGCCTCGGCAGGAACAGCGGACGATGTACGTAGTTGCGCTCACAGGACGGCGCTCCATTCCCGGGTGCGACGCAGAGACTCGGTCAGGCCGTACAAGCCAGACCACTCAACGAGGCCCTTGTCGACCAGTTCGCTGCGTCTCGTTCTCAGCGACTCGGGCGACGGCATCACATCGCCAGACCGGGTCGCACGCTGGTAGTAGTGCCTCGCGATCAAGTCGTCACTGATCGGGCCGTGCTGGCAGATGATGTCGAGAATGATCGACTGCACACGCGTCGGGCACCAGACGGACTCGAGCGCTTCCAGGCTGGTCTCGGGGTTGGCTCTGCGGGATCTAGGCATTGGTCGGCTCCCAGGTCTCCTGCATCCACTCTTCGTATGCCTCATCGGAGCCGTAGCCGTCGAGGTGTTTAGCCATCTGTTGGGAGTCAAGGTGATGCTGAGTGGCGATCTGGTCCAGCGTGCTGAAGTAGTCCGCCGCAGCCGAGCCAATTGCGCTCGCCATTACCGAGCGAAGGGCGGGGCAATCGCTGGCTCTGTGGCTTTGTCGAATGGTCTTGCCTCGAATAATCGGGTGTTGGTCACACTCAAGAGCGGCTCGTGATGTATCTACAAGTCCGCAGGGCTCCTGGTTGCAAGGGCAAGCGTCCTCGATGGCGTGCCCCTCCCATGCTCTGCCGCTATGCCATTCCATGTCTTTCTCCTCTGTGTGGTTGCGGTTACGTGAAAGCTGCGTGGGTTCGGGTCAACACGCAGCTAGTGCCGTCTTCCGAGTGCCGATCTCGGTCTCACCCCGCAGCACATGGCTGCTCCTGGGGACGGGCTGACGTCACTGGGAATTGATGCGTTGCGCGCCTCTGGGGCTTCCCTCGGTCGGTGTTGCTGATGGGCGTGCACGACGGTTTGTCCTTTGTGGGGTGCCGTGTGCGTGTCACGCCGGCCCGTTCCTTCTTCGGTTGGGCCACGCTTTGGAGTTGTGAAGGGGCGTTCGCTCGACGTACTGGCCGGTTGGGGCGGTCCGAGGGCGCGACAATTAGTGCCCCCGTTGGGCACCAAGAATCGGAGAGATGAGTAGCTAGGTGGCTACGGTCTTTCGGAAGGAAGGTTTGCGAGCCAGCGCTCACCCTCCGGCTTGATGATGATCGGTTTCCGGCCTGCCTTGGTGGGGTAGGAAGGGATCAGGTCGCCGTTGTCGATCGCTTTGCGGATGGTGTCAACGGAGAGGTCGACGGCGTTGGCAAAGTTGGGGATCGAGTAGGCGAGCTTGTCGAGCGTGTCGCTCATGCTGCCTCCGTGAACAGGTGGTGGATAGGGATATGCAGGAAGCCGCCGACACGTACCAGGTCAGCGACGTTGAATTCGCTTACCTCGTTGAGGCGTGCGGTCAGGTCGCTGAGGTTCATGTCGGCGGCTTCGGCTACCGTTTCCTCAGTGGCACCAAGCACGACCATGCGGGACTTGATGTCCTGGATGGCGGTTTTGGTCGGGTTTCTTCTGTGCATGGTTGGAAGATTACTCCCCAGATGTGGGGAGTGCAAGCCCGTGCAGGAAGTTTTTGCACCAGATTTGGTGAGCGGGGCGGTATGGTTGCGGCGTGCCAGCAACTAAGGAAGCCATCAATCGCGCGCTCGGACGCGAAATCAAAGCCGCGTATGTCCGCGAAGGAATGACCGCTGAACAGGTCGCTAAAGCGGCAGGGTTCAGCGTCAACACCATGACCCGCATGCTTGCCGGCGGGGACATGCCTGTAAGCCGCCTGTACCTGATCGCGGACGCCATTGGTGTCAGCCCGGTCGAACTTGTCGAGGCAGCAGTTAAGAGGGCTGAACGTGGCGAATAGAGCTGACCACTGAACGCACGAAAGCGCCCCACCTCGGATGAGGTGGGGCGCTTCTAAGTGTTCAGGTCGTGAGGAACTGCTGCGACATTTTCATCATCGCGTCCCTGAGCTGGGCCTGGTTGGTGCGTGACTTGTACCTGCGGGTCATGCCGATGGTGGAGTGGCCGACGATCTCAGAGATTAGGCGTTCGTCTACGCCAGCTTCGTAGAGGAGGTCGACAGTCGTGTGCCTGGCGTCGTGAAGGCGCGCGTCTGGCACACCTGCACGTTTGAGGACGTCGTGCCAGGCCCGGTTGTCGTGGGCGGGATCGATGGGCGCTCCGTCGAGGGTGAGTTGCCGTGTGTGGCTGTCACGTTTCGCATCAGCCGTCCACAGCAGCCCATGCGGGTTCGGTTCGCTCAGTGATTCCTCAAGACGCCTGTCAAGAATGGACTTCAGCGGTTCAACAAGGGGGATGATCCGCCAACCGGCTGCGGACTTGGGTCGTGACAGCCACATGCCGCCTTGTAGGTGCCGGTACTCACGGTCGATGGGTGCTTCGAGTTTGCGGGCCGGGCATGATGCGCCGTTGGTCCAGTCGCAGGACGGTTTGCCGGCGACGAGGGTGCATCCGTGTGACCAGGTGAACCGTTGGAGTTGCCAGGACAGGTCGAGGACGTCGGTGACACGATCGATTTCGAGGCCGAGTAGTTCACCCTGACGCGCGCCAGTCAAGAGCGCTGCGGCCCATCGTGAGCCGAGACGGTCGTGGGAGACGGTCTGCAGGATTTGGATGCCGTGGTCAGCGTTCAGGGTGACGAGCTGCGTGCGCGCTTTCTTCGGCGCGTCAACCATCGTCGCCATGTTCCGGGTTGCGTACCCTTCACGGACAGCATCACGCAGGGCGATGGACAGGACACGGTGCGCCTGCGATGCGGTCGTGGAAGACAGGGTGCGTTCTGGGTGCCGGTGGTGAGGTGTGTTCATCACATGCCGGTGCATCTGGCGGATGTGTTCCGGGGTCAACTTCTCGAGCCGGTACTGCCCAATACTCGGGATGATGTACCGGTCGATCATGGTCCGGTAGACAGCAATCGTCTTCGGGGCAATGCGGTGAATCTGGATGTTGTCGAACCAGTGCCGCAGCCACGCCTCAAGCCTCATGGACGATGTGGGCATATCTCCCGTCTGGCCGAGGTCTTTTTGCAGATCTTTCAGCTTGGCAAGAGCTTCCCGTTTATCTTTGGACCGGATGACCTTGCGCCGGCGTTTCCCATTCTTGGGAGGCAGCTCGAGCTGCGCCGTCCAAAAGCCACGAGCGTCCTTGAAAAGGCCACCCTCGCCACTGCCGCGGTTCTTAGTCGCCATCGCTGTCACGCAGCCTCTCCAGTCGTACCCATTCCTTGACGCTGACTGGTCCGCGCTGATGCTTGTCGATGTCCATGCTCCTGATCTGCCGCTTGAGTTCATCCCAACCGGGACCGGATAGCTTCACGACTTCTCTTCTCTACTTCTGATCTATGGCGGTGTCTGCGTTGCCGTTGGCCCTGTCCCCATTGACAGGTGATGCTCTTCTGTTCGTGCCGTGCATGGTGGTGCGGGTGTCCTTTCAGGGTTTTTCAGACGCTTCGACGCCAGCCGCAAAAGCAAGGCGCGCGATCTTGTGAGCAAAGTCGTAGTCGACGTAATTGTTTGACTCGTCCTCTTCCGACAGGCCTGTTTCGCGTAGGGCTACCATCTCGGTGACTATGTCGAAAAGCTCGGGCGGCATTCCTAGGGTTTCGTCGATGGCTGCGCTCATCTTCTTCTCCGGTTCATCGGTGTTCCTCGTGGGGGTGGTTAGGTTCTGCTTGTTCGTCGTGAAAGTCGGACCGATGTTGCCAGCACAAACCGCTGGGGTCAGAAGTCGTCCGCTTGCACCGTGACTGCTCCACAACCCATCGCCCTGTCCGAATGCCTTCAACCACAAAGGTGCACCGTGACATTGCCCTTTTGTCGGTCATCTTCTTCTCCAGAACATCTGTGCTCGCTTGCTCAAGTTGTGTAGCCGGGTGGTGTAGCCACCCCGGCGTGTTCGCACCTGCTTGTGCGTCCATATTTGGAAGCCTATCACCCAGATGCGGCTAACTGTCAACCAGATTTGCACTTTCCGTATGACTCTTAATCAGTGGGTTCTCGGTTCGAATCCGAGGGGGTGCACGGAAAGTAGGGTATCGCAGTAGCCAGAGGTGAAGCCGAGGCCCCTAAAGGTGAAGCCCGCCCCCGGAATTGGGGGCGGGCTTCTTGCTTTTTAGCTGTGAGTTGAGGTCGGCATCGGCGTCCATGCCCGACGTGAGTTCTCGCTCCGAGTGACCACCTCGAGATGACCAGGATTTACGCAGCAGGTGTTCCGGCAGAGATGGTCGATCGTGAGTTCCGGCTCGATTGCCCCTCGGTGCGCCTCGTACGAGAAGCGATGGGCCAGGTAGAGGACGTTCTGGTACTGGACCTGCCCGTAGCCAGCCGGGTTTCGAGCGGCTTGCCATTCCCAGCAGCCGGCGTCTGTCACCCGCGTGCGGGCCGCAACGACCTCGAGCGGGGACAGGTTCCGTAGCTTCTGTCTCTGCCCATTGAGCGCCGCCTGACGGGCCGCTTCGCGCTTGTAATGCCCCTTGCACCAGCCCTTGGCGTAGTGCTCTCTGTCGCACCCGTCCTGGGTGCACGTACGATTGCTCAAAGCTGAACCTCCTACCGGTTTGGTTAGAGGCCGGGATGAGCGTTGGCGCGCTCCCCGGCCTCGATTCAGTTGTGGTCTTAGCGGACCCTTCCGAAGCAGCGCGGGCAGGCTCGGCCTCGTGAGTAACGATCAAGTCGTGAGCCTGGACGAGGCGCAACGTGAATGGCGCATGCGGGGTCGGTCGCAAGATGGACGTTGTGGCCGCGTGACACCAGCCAGAACGCGTACCAGTCGCGAATCACAGCCCCGCCTTCCAGCAGGAGCAACCGAGGTCTCGAACGCCGTTCATCGGGTGGCTACCGCAAGTCTTATCGTGTGGTGCGTCGGCGAGCACGGCATGCAGTTGCCTGTTCTCAGTGTCGAGTGACTGCATCGCTTGTACGCATTCAGTTGCTCTGCGGTCAGAGTTGTCGCGCATAATTCGCAACGACTTCACTTCGTCCGCGAGCATCTGGCGGGCCTGGTCCAGTTCTTTTCGCACCTCAGCCGCACCGATGGTCTTGCCGGTCTCGAACGCGCCCAGCTTGTTGGTTGCTGCGAGTGCTTCTATCGCTTGGTCACGTTCAGCGGTCACAGCGGCAAGGGCGGAGGCTAGTTTGCGGTCAATCCACGCACGTTCGTCTTCGGCTTCCCTGCCCACCTTCTTGAACTCAGACCACTCTTCTTCGGAGAGTGCAGGCGTGGGGGCGGTCATGCGGTGGCCTGCTTCCCGAATAGCGCATCCTGCAGCGGCCCGATAGGCACGAAGCCGTTGCCATCCTCATCGTCGAATGCGTGATCGTCCAGTACATTTTCTATGGCCGCGACCTGCGCAGCCCAGCGGTCGGCCCTGTCGCGCTCGGCAGCGAGGGCGGCAGCAGACCGGGCGTATCGGTCGCCGGTGAGTGTCATTCCCTGGACCGTCATAGCTCGGGAGAAGCCGCGCAGTTCAACGATGAGCGCGTCTACCTCGGATCGCGGATCTGGGTTGTTCTCGGTAGACTGCACAGCAGCCCCTCTCTGTTGCGTCAGTTGATGGGGTAAGCCGGGTGCAGGTGTCAACTGCCCCGGCTTTTCTGTTCCCACCTTACCTCCACATGTGGTGTGCGGCTAGTCAGATTTGGTGGGTGTGCATGCGGGGTCTGGGCATGCACTGGCCGACCGTTTAGACGATGACGGCCTCGATTCTGACACCGACCCGGTGGCACTCGGCAATGAGTTGGGCTGTGTCTGGGTCGGTGTAGTCGCTGAGCATGATCCCCAGTTTCATGGCTCTTTGACCGGTTTCGGATGCCGCTTGGTAGGCGGTGACGGTGTGCATTCTGATCCTTCCCACAGTTGTCGGGTGTGGGTTGTGAGTATGTCTCAGCCGTCTGACATTCGGAGTAATGTTCGATGATCGTGGTTGTTCGCCTAGGTTGGGCGGATGGCAGTCCAACCTGACAAGCGTCCGAAACAGGTACAGGACGAGTCCGCCGGCACGAACATCACCGAGCGCTACCGTCACGGCCCGTACTGGTTAGGCGCACTCTCCATGCTCCCCAACCCGGTCACCTACACGATCCGCCGCGACGGGGCAGCACTCCACCAGGGCGACGTCTGGCTAGATCACACCCGCCGATGGACCACCACACGCGGCGGTGTCGACCACTGGGATGACGGGCCGCTCGAATGCCTCCAGTGGTGGGTGAACGCCGAATAGCCCCGCCCTCCACCACGAAGGAGGAAGGCGGGGCTAATCAGAGAACCGCCCAGTGTGGGGCGGCAGAACAAGGAGTTATGAGGTTTAGGGCGCTTTAGTCGAACTGGGTAAAGCTACGGTGCGACGTACCCGGTGCCGACCGACACGGCGAACTCGGTCAGCGGGTCGATGGCACGACGGGTAGGCGACTGACCCGCAACCACGACCGCTTTCTTCAGCGATCCGTCACCGTTCCGAACAATGGGTAGCGTCGACTGGTTGCCCCACAGCTTCACCGTGAAAGCACCATTGGCCCACGTGGGGGATGCGAACCAGGTCGGGTTGTCGATGAACATGGGCACCGGGTTGTCGGGCAGTTGGTCGCAACCGTGACTGATGTGGTTGCTGTCCCAGAGGTTTGCCTGGTCTAGCTGGATCGACGGGCGGATGTGTGTGATCTGTCCGCGCACCCACTCATGGTTGATGCCCGAGAATCGTCCACCCGAACCGACGCCGGGATGGTTCGCGTTCATCTCTATCCGGATGTCCTCAGTCGTCGGATCAACGGTCGGTGTCGCGACCGTGCCCGCGATGGAGAACGTCAGCCCTGAGTAGAGGGCGTGGTGGATGTACGACCGTTTGATGACCGGACGCACGGAACCGTTGAAGCCGATAGGGGCAGCACTGACCATCGTCCCGGCCTCATCGCGACCGTCGAAGTCGCAGTCAAGGTAGGCCGAGTCCACGGATCGGTAGTCGTTGACCATGAACGTCTCACCCGTGTTGGGTGAGTTGCCGCCACCGTACGAGACACCGCGCACCTTGACCCGCTGCCACACCTCGCCGCGACCAAAGTAGTTGAACACACCACCCGCGAACATGGGCAGACCATCCGGGCCAGCCTGCGGTGCTCCCAGCACGGTCAGGTCAGACATGGTGCGCACCTTGCCGGATGAACCACCGTTTGGGCCGAGACGCATGAGGCCAGAACCAGCCTGCTTCGGACGGGCAGCCAGATACGTGAAGCTGTTCCGCTTGACCCGCAGAACCGTCTTGTCGATCCCTGCGCCCCGCAGCCCGAGAGCCTTTGGTGCGTACACGGAGTAGTTGTTCACGTCGGTGTTGTCGACGATGGGGTACTCGCCGGCGGGGAGGACGACGCGCGCCTCCGATGCCAGCCGTTTCAGCGCGACACCTATGTGCTGACCGCTTACCGGGTTCAGTGTCGACCATGCCACTTCGGGCAGCACAGGCAACGCATCCACCGTGTAGTCGACGGTGGCAGTCTCACCAGCCACCGCCACCGTCACACGGCTCATGCGGTATACACCGCCGTCTTGCCGTCATCCGTCTTCAGCGTCCACGTGCGGTTGCTGTCGGTCACCTTCACCGGGAACTTGCCCGTAGCGGTGGCCGTCTCACCCAGCACGCTCACCTGCACAGACACGACACGCTTGTCCGACACAACGGTCAGCTCGAGGGGGGTCTTTGTCAGGTCAATCGTTGCGGTCAGCATTTTGGCTCCTAGTTTTGTGTAGCGATTCCGCGGCAAACGAGGTAGTCTTTACGTATCGAAGCCGCGACGAAAGGGAAGCCCGTACGATGACTCTTGTGAGTCCCCGATTGAGCAGCGAACCAACACCAGAACGGCGTCGGTCGCTCGTGAAAGCCGCCCGCGATTACGAGATCGCGGAAAACAACAGGCAGGCCGAGGTGATGGCCGCGCTGAGCGAGGGTGTCGCCATCCGTGAAGTTGCTGCTTTGGTCAACATCTCAACGAACACCGTGCAGCGGTGGAAAAACGGAGCATCCTCATGACGAACCCGCTGGATGTAGAGAAGTTGCTTCGCGATGCCGACGAGTACTTGGCTTCCCCGCGGCACCGCCCCACGCGCATGGTTCGGAAGTTGCGTGAAGCACTCGCGGCCGAACTTGCAGCCTCAACCGAAGCTCAGCAAGTGTTGCGTCGTGCTCAAAAGCAAATAATCCGAGACAACACCCGGCTTCAAAACGTAGTCAACGCAGCATGCGAGTAAGGAGGTGGCGTAAATGCTCGACCCAAAAATGATGGCCAATGCACTCGATGCTCGGCTTCTGGCTGATGCTCTCGAGTACGAGAAGCAACAGCACGAGGTCACGAAGCAGACACTTGAACAGGCATGGATGGATTTGCATGACGCTCGGCACCAACAAGACCGAGGCCGTCAAGAGGAAACCTCCATTTTGAATGGTGAAGCCGCAAAAACCGCAACCACTTCAGATCGCGAGAAAGCGCTAGCGATCCTGATCGAGGAGTTCCGAGGCGCATACGGCAAAGACCTCGAATGGGCGCTTGACGTTGCATACCAGGCGCTCAAATCGCCGCAGCGTGAGCTACCCAAATTCCGCTTCACCGGATACGCGGAAATCACGGAACGCAGAGACGGCCTGGTCTTCACCAAGCCTTGCAACATATCCGTTTTGGCTTTTCGTGAGGCAGAAGCTACAGCTAAAGCCCTCAACTTTTTTGGCGAGAACCGAACCGATGTGCCATGGACGGTTACCTGGGTTCGACGCGATCAACAAGGCCGTCTGCCCGGGGGAGAACTGTGACCGAAGAGTGGCGGGGCCACGACCCAGCGACCTGCGCCTGGTGCGCGACACCTGTACGCCCAGGGGGTCAGGACCCGGACCGGTACGCGTTCTGTTCTGAATGCTCCGGCACTGGGGAAATTGATGAACACCACCAATGCTTCGCCTGCAACGGTGACGGCTGGTGGGACACGGTCTTGCAAGTTCCCGTAGCAAGTGTGTATGTACCTAAGGAAGTGAGAGACCGATGACCGTTCGGAAAATAGCCATCTACGCACTGCCAGTCCTGCTCTTCGCGGCCGGACTGACCTTCTGGATCATCTCCATCTGGACAGGTGACGGCAGGTGGGGATGGACCAGCGTGCCAGTTCTACTAGCAGCAATGGTCAGCCTGATTCTGCCGCTCAAAGATATCGCCGACTAGGCCCCAGATATGAGCGAGGTAATCATCAACCCCGACGGGTACCGAGACAAACAGCCGTGGAGATGTATATGGTGTGCTGAACGCTTTGGACACAACCAGAGCATCTACCGAAAGCACTTCACTGTCTTCGCAGCCCGATTCAACACGCAGATGATCCACACAGACAAACATGGATAACAGACCGGCCCCGAAGTGGGGCCGGTCTTGTTCTACTCAGCCACGTGTTCCTGAGTGGACTCAACGGGCGTGTTCGGCACCACGTAGGTGGCAACAGCCGTGAGGATCGCCGCAGCGAACCCAAGCCACGGCCCGTACTCCTCAGGGATGAACGTCGTACCCGCGGTGATCAGCGTGCCGATCAGGGCGACGAGGAACTTAGCGACGGACTGAATCTTGGCGAACATGGTTACTCCTTAGTGGTTTCGTCTTGCCGCAACTTGTTCACGGCCTCAGTGGCAACAGCACGCTCAACCGTCGACTCGAACATTTGCGGGTCAATGCCAAGCGCCTCGAAGTCCTTGTCTTCCGGCAGGGGCAGCGCGCCGTGACGGCCACGCTCGTCCCACCACGACAGGCGCTGGAAGTGCGCGTAAAGGATGGTCTTGGAATTGAGGACGCCCGTCTCGAGCGCCTGAATCCGTTCCATCAAAGGTTGGGTGGCTTTCTGGACTTCCGAGCGAACAAGCTCAGCAATGTCCAGCGACGTCTGAAAACGATCCTTGTTGTCCGTCGCGACGTCCTTTTTGCGGGTGGCGACGAACACCAGAACACCCAGGGCCAGAGCGCCTAGACCACCACTTCCTAGGAGCTGCAACCATTCCGGGATCACTTGGTGCCTTTCTTAACCCGCCGTCGCGGTCGGTTGTGTCTGCCCGCGTACTCGACGCCCAAATACCAGAGGCGCAGAACCGGCAGAACGAGACCCCAGACGACGACCGCGCTCACGAACAGGCGAGTGGGTGTTCCTCCGCCGACCGTCCGCAACGCCACGAAGTACATGCCCAGGATGGAAACGAGCATGATCTTGCCGGCCATCTCCACAGGCCACAGGCGGGGGAACGCAGCGCCAAACAGACACACGATGGCGCACACTACGAAGATGTATCCGAGGGCGTCAGAAGCCGCTTCAGGCAGCAGGGTGTCCAATGCTGGGATGCCCGAACGGACCGCATAAATACCGCCCACGATCAGCAGCAGGTCAAACACAGGAAGGGCCACCCGTTTGAGTGGCCCCGCGTACTTCAGTTCCTCAGTAGGGATTGCCCCCGGTGCCCAAATAGAGGCACGCCCAATCCGGGACAACGCCCGACGTAGCTTGTTCATGAACCCTCCCCAGGGTTGGAGAGTGGTCAGCGAACCTTTTCGTTGACCGCGTTGAACCCGTCCAGCACACGGTCAGGCTGCACACCGTCGACACGGACAGCGCCGAGAGTGGCCCAGAAGTCCGTCTGCACATCCGAGCGCATGTGGGCGTAGGTAAAGTCCGTGGGGTTGACGAGCCACGTATCACGGGTGCCGGACGGTGCGCCGGCATCCTCCGCAGACGTCTGGATCAAGTAAAGCTGGGCGCTCATGTTCGACATGGTGTCTTCCTTTTTTTCGGGGACAAGCTCAATGGGTACGGGTTTGATCGCGGCGGTCGTGATGATTGCCCTGGCCGGGTAGGCGTTCCAGTGCCACAGTTCGGGACGGCCAAAGCCCATTCCCGTGGGGAAGACGCCATAGGCAGGGCCGTAAGTTCGTAGCGCCGAGAGGACTGTGGGCGACAGGACTTCGCCGTTCGGCCCGCCCAGATCGACCGCCGTGTTCGCGTTCACCTCGTCATGGGTGGACGTATACGGGACAGCCGCAAGCGCACCGAGCCCCTTCTTGAACAGGTTCCACAGCTTCAGCTGCCTCGAGCGGGAACGGCTGCCCTCATTCACGGTCGGCCTGTAACACCCCGGCTGCTGAGCCACGAAATCGAGCAGCAGGTTGACCTGGCGTGCCGAACGCGACTCAATGAACTGCTCCACACCCCGCAGGTCCGCGTACCTGGAAAAGCCAACAGATGCGGTAGCCATGTGGCCTCCTTGGTAGGTGCTACTTTGTGCCGAGATTGGCCAGGTTCGCGTTGACGGTGGCCATCTGGTTCTTGAGCGACGCAATGTCGGCGGTCAGGTCTTTGATCTGCTTGGCCTGCGCCTGAGCGACCGGAATGAGCGCCAAAGCCATCAGCTCGTAACGGACACCGAAACACACCGGGTTACCGGCGTCATCGGTTGCCAATGCGCCGTCCGGTTCGCGCTCGTAAATCACGAACTGCCAGAGACCTGCCTCGTGCAGACGCTCGGCGATCACACCGATCTCGGTGGCGACCCGGTAGGTCGGGTCATGCTCGCGCTGCTCAAGTTCGGCAAGGTACTGGTAATAGACGACCTGCAACTTCAGGACCGCAGCCGGGTCAAGGTTCGCGGCTCGAATGTTTGTCTTGAACCGTTCCGACGACGACGCCGTACCGAGACGCCCAGTCGCAACCTCAAGCCAAGCCGCGTTCCTCGTTCCCGTGATGTTGTACGACGGGGCATTCGTGGCATACAGGTCCGCGCCTCTGAGTGCGCCACTGACAGTCACCGAAGCAGCACTTGCTGCCCCAGTCACAGACGTGGCACCGTTCACAGCCAGGTCGCCACCGACCGTGAACCCGGCACCCGTCGTCCCACCAGTGGTGATGTCCGACGCCGCATGCTTGTGATCCGTGTTCGACTTACCCGCAAGCAGGTTCATCAAATCAACAGTCGTCGTGTACGACGCCTGAATCGTCGCAATGATCGTCGCCTGCAAGTTCGCAATCACCGGAGCAAACGACTTAGCGATAGACGGTGCCAACTCACGGATAGAACGCTTCAGGTCAGCAATGTCCTTCACCTGGGAGTCTTCGCCCCGGGGAAGATTGTCACTCAAACCCATTAGGCCCCCCCCGCAAGAATCGGCGTCACACGGTCAACGGCCCCAAGATCCAACTGCCACCCAATAGCTCGAGCAACACCCGTACGACCACCAGGGAACGCCGGCACTGTCTCTTTCCCGTACCTGTCCTCACCGCCGATCACATAACCGATGTCATCACCCAGGTTCCAATCCACCCCAAGGCGGGGAGCATCAGAAACCACAGCCGACAACGACACCGACGTCGCACCCGGAGCCATCAGCAGAGCCTTAGCCTGCGCATGACCGTTCAGCGTTTCCACGTTCGTGATCGACGTCGACGGGGTGAACCGGTGCTCATAGGTGGGCCGGTCAGGGTCAGCCGTGACCACGTGATCCGACTGGGGGCGCACATCAGCCGAAGCTGTCGACGTCGCCATGACGTCATTTGCTCCGCGGCCGGACTTGTAGTCCTCGACCACCGACGCCTGAGACACAGGCCCGGGAATCTCGAACGTTGCAGCAGGGTTCATGCCCTGCTGCACTGCCACCCCGAGCCGGTCACCGACGTACAAAACGGGGGTGATGCGTTCCGGGCTGTGCAGCCACTCCCAACCCACGTACCACTCGGGGCCACCGATCACATCGGTCAACTCCTGCAGCACCGAGTACACGGTTTTGTCGTCCGCGTCATCATACGTCCGGTCCCGGAGCGTGCCCGGGTTGCCGCCAACGATCTGCACGCGGATCGGGATGCCACCGTTCGAACCTGCAGCCACAAACGACTGCACAAGGTCAGCAACGATCTGGTTCTGACCCACCTGCGTATACGTCTTGTTTCGCACAAACCGGCGGTCAAAGTAGGCAGGGATCGTGCCGAGAGAGACAGGCAGATCGTCCCCGGTGGGGCGCTCCCGATCCAAGACCAGGCCACCCCACACCGGAACAGGTGTGCTGCCGTCCCCAAGGTCGTCAGCAAGGATCAGGACCGAACCACCGTCAAGGGTTGCCCGCTCCCAGTTATCCGGCGCAGTAGGCAACGGCAACGACCCCTGCGTGGACTCGTACTGGCTGATCGAATCAGCCACCTTGTCGCACCCAAAGTCAGGCAAGTCACTGATAATCAGACCCGTGCGCGCCTCAACCGCAATCCACGAGTACGACACTCAACCGACCTTAGAAATCTGCAACCGGAAGTTAGGCGAGTTAGGGGAGGACGCCACAGTCAGGAACGCCTGCAGCGTGAGACTGCCACCGCCCGCAGGCATATGCATCGCTGTCGCGACAGTCACCGTGTCCTCGCCAGCACCAAAACCGTTGCGTGCCGCCGAACCACCACCACCGACGCCCACAAAGTTGCGCCCAGTACCACTCACGCCACTCAGACCCATAGTCAGGCTGACCACGTAGTCGCCCTCAATGAGCGTGTTCGAACTCGAGGTGAAGAAATCATCCCGGTCACTGAACGTGGCATCCCGGTTAAACGCACCCAGGTTCGAGACCGCACCGTTACCAATGGTCTGCTGACGGGTGCCAACAAACGTGCCACCAGCCAAACGAATCCACCGCAACGTCCCACTATTCGAACGCCGGTACGTCACATCCGTCGCCAGACAATACGCAACCTCACCCGGAGCCGAAGCACCAAGCGCCGCATTCATATCCGCCACCGTGTTGAACGAACCCTGACCACCCGCAGCCACCGCAAACGGTGCCACAAACGTCACAGACGGACTACCCGAACCAGACTTAGGCACCACAATCTGCGACAACACCATCGACCGGGCAGGAGCAGCAGGAGCCACCGGAGAAGCCGCAGCCGACCCCGCCAAATACCCCACCGTCACACCAGGCGTCGACGTCCCATCCGACTCAGCCGGATCAGCAAGCTGCACAAACACGATATCCACCCGCGGGTTCGACGCATTCGCAGCCGAAACCGAACCAGACACCGACGCATCAACCGAATACCCATACGGGCCAGCCTCAGCCGCCGCCTGAACATCCAAAATGCCCGCATGCGCCCCAACAGTCCACGTCGTCGACGTCGCCGTCACAAACGACAACGACGTCCCCGGACGCACACCAGAACGACCACCCAAAGGACGCGACACCGAAGCACCAGCCACCAAAGGAGCAACCTGCGTCTGACGCAAAGCACGACCCGAATAAACAGGTGCACCCGACACCGCATCCAACGGCCAAGAACGATTCACCATCAGAATCCCCTTACGACCATGCCGGCGTACCGGTCACAGTCAATTTCGAAGCCGCGTCATAAACAGCAGCCGTGAATGAATAGGTGTTCACACCCGGATCGAACTGAGACCAACCACGCGACGTGATGTACCCAGAACGTGACGCCTGACCATTCGCCAGAACCGACCGGCGTTCCATATCAATCAGCAGAAACTCACCGGCACCCAAAACAAGAGACGACGAGAACACCAGTTGCGCACCCGAAGACACATGCGTAATCACCGGCCCCTGACACGGGCCATCGATACGCAAAACCACCGGGCCAGGCTCATTGCCCGGATTGGTCAAACTCACCTGACCCGTAACCGTCACCGCGTTGATCGTGAACGGAACCGTAAACGGAACCGTCAAACCCCCCGTCGTGGACGGCAGCGCAGTAGACCCCGACACATCCGCGCCGAACTTGCGCCAATCGGTGGAATCCATCTGGACAGACCAGCGGCCTATCGTCGGCATCAACCATGACGTGATTACGTCATCTGAACGCCGAACCTTCGCCCACCTTGACCGTCCCGCTTCGACGACAGTGAGAATTGCATCCGACCCAACGGGGCAGGCGGCATTCAGTCGATCGAACGAAGCCGAAAGGGCATCCGCGCTAGGCGCGTACACCCCACCCGACATGGCCACTGAACGGGCGACTGCAAAGCCATCACCCCGCCAGCCTCCCGACTGTCGGGGCTTCTGCACAACATCAGCCGTGCTCGAGGTACCACCAGCCCAACCGTCCAGAGACTCAAGGCCCCAGTCGACACCGAACTCATCAACCGCGCCGAAAGCGATCGTCCCGCGGCTTGATGTAAGCGTCGCGTAAACCTGATCTGGCTGCAGATCCATCTAGACCCCCAACCGGTTCTGCCGGCGCTGAACAGCCTGCGCAACAGCCACAGGATTCGTCGCCGCTTGAATGTTAAATGTGTCGCCAGCACGAGAAATGGACGGTTGGTACGCCTGCGCTGGAGGCGGGGCCGCTGGCAGGTACTGCACAGCGCCACCATCCGCAAACTTCGGCACATTGCCTTGAGCCACACTCCGCCGCATGGCGTACATGGCTCCTTGGCCACCGAACGCAGCAACCTCAGCAGCAGTCCACACATGCTCACCAGGAGCAAGCATCGCGACCACCGAGTCCTTACCAATCGGCCCAGGCCCGTAGACGGCACCACCCTCGGCGTAAGCGGCACCGACATCGCCTCGAGCTGCGCCGGTCTCGCGCACAACCTGGTTGATGACGATGTCGCGCTGGCCCGGAATGTTCCGGATTGCTTGCGCGACCGCGTTTGCCTTGTCGATGGCACTCTGAGCGCCATTCAAGTTGATGGCGCTACTCACGTTGTCCGGAATCAGCCCAAGACTGTTGGCATACGCTTCGGCCCGAGCCTGAGTGTCGCCTAGAGCAATGCGCTGCTGAATGACAGCCTCACGCCCCCGCCTGATTGCTGCAGAAGCCTGCTCCTGGGAACCAGTCTGCGAATAGATTGAAGCAGCCGACCGAAGAGCAGCCTGACCGATCGCATCCACTGCATCCGCGTTCGCCCGACCTTCGGCGGTGTTGATATCGAGGGTTGCGCCGTTTGTGTTCAGCGCCTCCGTTGCGGCGTCAATCGCAGCCTCGAAGTCACGGGCAGTCTGATTGACGTCGTACTGGGCCGAACCAAACCCCTCAATAGCTGCCTTGAGGGCATCGATGTCATCCACGCCTGAGCTGGCAGCACCAGCGAGAGTGTTCATCCCCTCAGCAAGAGACTCCGTGCTGCCAGCAGCCGCATCGGTAGCAGCCTTCGTATCCTCGAAAGCTGCATCGCTGTCCTCGAGAGCGGTCCGAAGATCCGTGATTGAGTCCTTGGCGTTGCCAGCAGCAATGCCCTGTCCGTTGAAGAACGAGACGGCCGTGTTGTTGTCATCCAGCTTGGCCTTGACCTCATCCAGGGCGTCCCCGCCCTCAATGACCGCGTCCGTCAGCTCGCGCTGAGAGACACCAGCCTCCTTAGCAGCAGCGAAAGCTCCTTCGTCGGCCAACTTCTTGACGATGGCCTCACGGGTGTAGCGCGTGAACGCGCCCGTCGCGTCATCAAGAGTGTCGACAAGGGTTGAAGTGGTGGCTGCGATGTCGGCCTGCTTGGCGACAAAGTAGCCGATGGCGAGAGTTGCGCCGGCCACCGCTCCACCAACAAGGCCAATGCCAAGAGCTGCCCGACCACCCGAAATGCCGAGAACGTCAAGCGCGCCCTTGAAGGCCAGAACCTTAGGTGCACCCAGCAGGGCAGCGCCGCCCGCCAAAGCGACCGCGCTACCCACTGCAGCCAAGGCAAGCCCGGCATTCAGGAGTGGCTGCGGTGCGCCTCCGATGGCGTCAACCAGGAAAGTGGCCGTCTGGGTCAGGGTGCGAAGCAGGTCGTTGGCACCAGAACCAGAACGAATGAGCGCAGTGTCGAACGCCCCGCCAAGCTTCTCGACATCGCCACGCAGGTTGTCTAGCTTGTCACGCGCCACCTGAGCTGCGTAGCCATTGTCGGTGACAGCAGCAGTCATGCCCCGGACACCCTCAGCGCCCGCGTCGTATAGCACACGAGCTGCAGTGATCTGCTCGTTGCCAAACAAGATCCCGAGCGATGCATCACGCGCCTCATCAGTCAGCCCCGAGTAAGCGCCGGAGAGCTGGCCTGCAACGTTCTCGACACCAAGGAAGCCGCCCTGAGCGTCGTAGAGATTGATGCCCAGCTTCTCGATCTCGTTCGCCGCAGCCTTAGAAGGAGAGGTGAGCGACGAAAGCATGCCGCGAAGCGCCGTGCCGCCCTGCTCACCAACAATGCCCGCCTGAGCGAACAGAGCCAGGACGCCAGTCGTCTCCTCAAGCGAGACGCCCATGGAAGCTGCGACTGGGCCAACGAATTTGAGACCGTTGGCGAGGTCGTCGACAGATCCAAGAGCCTTGCCGGCACCAGCGGCCAGAACATCAGCCACTCGACCAGTCTGGTTACCGGCAAGGTTGAACTGCTGCAGAGTCGTCGCCGCAATCTCCGCAGAACGAGCAATGCCCAGACCACCAGCAGACGCGAGGTTCAGAGATCCCTCGAGCGCACCACCGAGGATGTCGGCAGTAGAAATACCCGCCTTGCCCAATTCCTCAATCGCGTTAGCAGCCTCGGTCGCGGTGAACACCGAAGACGCACCGAAGTCCAGGGCTGCATCGCGGAGAAGCGCCATGTTGCTGGCCGACTCCTGAGTCGAAGCCTTCACGTTCGAAATCGCCTGATCGAACTCAGCGAACTTCGCTACCGCAAGACCCACCGCAGCCGCACCAACAGCGCCAATTGCCAGGAGACCAGTCCCCAGAGTGGCAATCGCTTCCTTCTTCTGCGCCAGCTTCTCAGCCTCAGTACCCACCTCACGGGTCTTCTTAGCCGCGGCGTCCATGCCCGAGAGGTACGAACTTACTTCGGCGACTAGAGATACGCGCGTGTTTCTTGTAGCCATTGACTTTGCCTCCGTGTAAACTCAAGTTATGACCAACAAGAAGCGATGTGCCGCTGGCGACAAGGACGGCAACTGGTGCTGCGTGAAATACGGCAGGCATGTCGGCCTCTGCGGCGGGCACTATGCCCAGAAGAAACGCCGCGTCGTCCTACGTCCGCTTCTTCACCAGGTGACAGGCGGACGCCCAAAGCTGCCGCCCATGCCCTGCCTCTTCGAGGGCTGCGAAAACCGCCGGTCGATTCGCGGCTACTGCTATGGGCATGCCAAGCAGATCCGATTGGGGCAAGACCTCAGGACTCTCAGGAAATGGGAGCCACATGCTTTCCTCGAGGGCTGGGGTCGAGCCTGGGTTTTTGAGGGCAACGGTTACGCCTACGTGAGCAAAAAGGGCACGACGACAAAGACCCTCGAACACCGGGTAGTGATGGAGCAGATGATTGGACGCCCGATGCTTCCGCACGAAAACGTCCATCACCTCAACGGCCACCGGAGCGACAATCGCCCCCAGAACCTCGAGCTGTGGTCGACGATGCAACCCACTGGGCAACGCATCACTGACAAGCTCACCTTCGCTCGCGAGATAATTCGCCTCTATGGGGATATGCCAGTCAACGACTAAGATGCGCCCATGACGAAGAAGTGCTGGCCCGTGGCTGCTGTAACCGCCGTTGTTGCCCTGGTGCTGACAGGCTGTACCGCTGAGACACCGGATAGCGCCTACCTGTCAACTCTGCGCGAAGCCGAGCCAGCCCTCGTTGATGTCCCTGACGAAGCTCTAATCGGACTTGGCAAATCTGCCTGCGACATCTTCGAAAAAGAAGGTTTCGACCGAGGCTTTGCCACGTTGGTTGCCAAGTCGGAAGACAACGGAATCAGCTCAGCCGGCGCGGGCATGGTCGCCGGAGCAGCTACCGGCGCTTATTGCCCTGAGTACGCGAGTGAGTTCGAGTAACGCCTAGTTGTCGACTCGGCGCGCGTACCAACCGTGGCCACCACGTGGCTCGTCCGGGTGGTCCTTGTAATAGGCCTGCTGAGCCCTTGCGATGGCCTGACCGGCGAAGTCAATCCGAGGCGACTTGTTCGCCTCGTACCGCCACCCGTCCCACGTAGAGGGGTCAGCGCGCGGGTCTGTCGTCTCGGACAGCGGAAGCCCATGCGTGCCGCGGTCGTGCACAAGATCCTCGTAAGCGAGAAGCAGGGACCGCTGCTCGGAGTCGAACTCCGGCTCGAGAGTGGTGACCGTCCCAATGAGGCGGTCACCGTCGTACTGGTACTCCGTGAACTGGCGCGGCTCCCACCCCTGCAAACGACGTGGGGCCACACCAAGTTTGAGAGCTAGGCCGACTTCTTTTTCGAGCCGGTCTGAGCTTTTTTTAGGGCAGCCAGCGCACGGTTCAGAGCAGCGGCCGACTCGTACTCATTGAGCGCATAGACGGCATCACCGATCTTGCTTTCCGCACGGCCACTGATCGTCGCGAACAGCTCAGCCCACTCGTCAACCAGCTCGACATCCGGGTTATCCGGGTCGAAGTCATCCACACGCAACGGCACTTCCTCGCCATCGACGAGCAGCACACCGCAAGACGGAGCAACCAGACGAGTCACCGAGCGCAGGTTGTAGCCGTACAGATTGTCGTAGGGGTACTCCCCAAGAGGCGTACGAGCAGGGGAACGGTCAACCGCCTCAACCCATGCCTGCGACGACGCCTTGCGAAAACGAAGCGTGTACGTCGTGCCGTTTACCGGCACCTCAACGTCGAGGTGCGGCACCGCAGCCGTCTTGGCTGCTTTCAAGTCATCTGAGAAACCCATTGCATCCACCGTTTCATCCACCGTGAGAGAAGACCTGCCGGGGTGACGGTGGGCACCCCGGCAGGAGTTGGGTTACGCGACGAGCAGGCCCTGACGGACAGTCGGCGCGGTGACGTAAGCCGTGGCCGAGATGGTGTCAAGACCGTTCTCGGTAGGGGCGTCGGGACGGTGGGCACCGATCACAACGGTCAGCACGTCAGCCTTCTGGCCGACCGTCGCTGTCGTTGCGTTGTCGACACCACGGCGGACGTTGAACTGCCAGGCAGTGCCCGGAGCCAGAACCTGCTGCGCAGATCCGGTGTCTTCCGAGGCAACAAACTTCAGCTCGAGCGTCTCGCTGGTTTTACCAGGTCGGGACAAGTCCTGAACGAGCGTCAGGCGCTTGTCCTCAACCGTCGCCTGGCTGAGTGTGTAGTTGAACCCATCCGCAGTCAGCGAGTAGGTGATCGGCTTGGCGGTTGCCCCATTGAGGACAGCGACGGACAGGGCATTGGACCCGACCGGGACGGCGGTGATTCGCCAGCGTCCATCGGACTGGCTGGATGCCGGGACGTTTTCGATAGGCACAGTGGTTCTCCTTTGTCTGATTCAGCCCCGGAGATCCCCGAAGGCACGTACCCGCAGTGCGGGCGTTTGGGCACGCAAAAAAGGGGCACCCGTCTGGGTGCCCCTTTCTTGGTGAGTCTTAGTTGACGGCTTCCATCGTCAGCGAATACGACGAAGCGATGAAGTACAGCGGTGGGGTGACGTCCGTGTCTTGGTCCATTGGCTGCGAACTGGCGTGCACCACTCGCCGGCAGTCGAAGCCAGGAATGACCGGACGCCAATCCACGAGTTTGCTTTGAGCCCGTTCTTCAACAAGCTGAGACTGCTCCGGAGTAGTTCCGACTGAATGAGTAACTAGCGTGTAGTCAGCTATGGATGAGGGGCCGGTAAAACGTCCCTGTGTCCGCTGCCCGCCAGATAGAAAGAGAGATAGATACCTATTTGGACGGTTGATGACTGTGCCCTCGAAAGTCGAATCATTGAGGATCGAGTCTTCTTCCAGGCGCGTCTTGAGCGCCGCGGCAGTCTTTCGGAGAGTCATAGACCAGCCGACCTCTCTGCGTCTTCAATTGCCTTCTCGAGACCGCGCTGGAAATCCTCTGCCGTGTCCTCGAGCGCCTTCAACCCGTAGCCACGAGGGGCAAGCGTGGGGGAGCCGTACTCGACGATCCCGACCAGCGAACCTTGACCGCCAAGGTCAGCACCGATCTCGGCCTCGATTTGTGAGCCGCGGATTGCCCGACCACCCTTAATGTCATAGCTAATTGCTCGAGAAGCAGCGGGGAGGTACCTCGCCCCGCGCAGCTTCCCGCGCCACTCATCTTTGACCTTGCGGGCCGACACCTCGGTTGCCTTCCGCACATTGTCGCCGGCGTTCTTGGGAACTTCTCCGAGGTCTGCAGCTAGCTTGTCGAGCGCTGAGAAGTCGATGCTGAAGCCGTCAGCCATGAAGCCTCCTAGGTGGTCACTTCGACACTGAACCGGCGTGCAGTCATGTAGCTGCCAACGGAAGGCCCCTTGATTCGAGCCTTCACGCCAGCAAGCGCCGGATCGGTGAGCGAGGCGGTCATACGGACCACCATGTCTTTCCGCACCCCAGTCGAGGTAGCGACAGGCAGGCTCAACGTCTCGTCCTGCTCAGTCAGCAACTGACCTGCAGCATCAATCTCGCCAGCAGCAGTAGCCCCAGTACGCCAACGACACGGCCCCGAATAGACCACCTCGAACGCCGACTCATACTCGCCCGTTTCCTCGTTCAGAACCTCACCAGGACGCTCCCAACCGATGTCACACCGGTCAGTCATACGGCCCTCAGCCTGCCCCCGAAGAAACGGCAACTGAGACTGCACATCCGCGTCAAGGCTCACCACTGCGCGCCACCCTCAAAGATCGGGCGACCGGCAATGTCCACCCCGCAGGAGCAGTACAGGGCACCGAACATTGAGGCGCACCACGGCAGGTGCAGGTTCGCGTAACCCACCATGTCGAGAGCAAACGCACCACCCGGGTCAGTGAGACCAAGCAGCGTCCACCACTCATCCAGGATCGTCACACGCCCCTTGCCGGACCGGTACGACCTCGAAGTGGAAGCATCATCCACCGAAACCGTCACCTGAGTGGCATCATCCGGCTTCTTCACGTGAGCGACGACAGCCTCACGCACCACATAATCAAGCTTTGCCTGATCGATCTCAATCGTCGGATCAAGACCATACCGGCGAGTATCAATCAACATGTACGCGTCATCAATCCACAGAGACCACTGCTGATCCTGGATCGAATCAGGTTCGGGGGCGGCCTGCCCAAGAGCAACCGCAATCATGTTGGGAGTCACAGACATGACCGCCCCCTCCCTAACTAATCGTCAGACTTCTTCGGACGCCCCGGAGCGCGCTTAGCAGGACCGTCAGCCGGCTCCCACCCACTCACGAACCGGTCATCCTTGCTGTCATCGACGGACACAACAACATCCGTCTCAACGTTGCGGAACCGACCCATTAGACGTTCGCCACCTTGTCGACAACAGTCGCGAACCCATCGAGGTCCATGACGCCCCAGCCATAGACGACCTCCGTGCGGAGCGCGATCTGGTTCTGACGCTTCAGGTCACCCTGGCCATCGGGGTCACCGTACTGAATGACCTCAACGGGGATGTCCTTCTGGACGCCCCAGCGGAACAAGTCCCACTGGCCCATGATCGCCTTGACACCCGTGTTGGCCGACGCCTCCGGGGTGCCACTGACGGTCGAGGTGGAGAACGCGTTGAGACCCTCAAACGTGGTGACGTCCGAACCGAAGCCCAGCTCGGGGTACTTCTTGCGGCCGTCCGCGTAGCGCGACGTGGCGATGGTCCACGCGTAGGTGGGGTCGAAGACGACACCGTTCGGGACATAGCCGTCCGCAATGATGAGGCCCGCAGCCTGCTCGAGGACCAGGTCAGGCGTCGTCAGGGTCGCCGTGGTCAGCTCCACCGAGTTCGTGGTGGTGCCGATACGGTCGCCAGCAACGATGGACGACGCGACCGTGCCCGCGAGCGGGTTGATGCCGTGGAAGGCACCAAGGTCAAGGGCACGGGCAAGAGCCGTGCCGGCCTCGTCAGCCAGAGCGGCAAGGATGCCGAGCTGGTAGTCCTCGTCAGCCCACTGGACTTCCTGGTTGAAGCGCTGCGTCACCTGGAACTTGTGAGGCGTCACAACCTTGGAGCCGAACGTGGTGTTGGTGGAAGACTTGACAGCACCCTCACCAACCAGCTCGGCGCGGGGGCGACCGGTGAGGGTCATGTGAGTGACCTGACCGAACTTCTGCGGCTCGGAACCAGAAAGGGCAGCGATACCCGAACCCTGGGTGGCCTTGGCGAAGAGTCCATCGGCAATGTTGACGGGCAGAGTCAGCCCGGAAGTGGCAAGAATAGCCATGATTTAGTCCTTAGTTTGAGTCGCCAGAACCGAAAAGCTGACCAACGAACTTCTTGTTCGGGTCACCAGGGTTCACAGGCGAGTTGCCTTCTTTGGGGACGACAAGCGGATTGCTTGGCTGCTCTCCCCGGAATGCAATGAGCGCGTCAGCGGACGCCTCAAGTTCCTCCTTCGAGGAACCCGACAGCAGTGCCGCGGGGACGCCTTTCTCGAGGGCGACATCGGAACGAAGACTCTTAGCCTCAAGCTCAGCGGCGCGCTTTTCAGCAGCGTCAGCCCGGGCAGCAGCCTTCTCAACTTCCGTCTTATTCGCTTCCTCGATCTCGGCCAGGCGCTGTGCAGCACCCTCATTCGCCTTAGCCTTCGCCGCGTTCTCCTTGGCGCGCGCCTCATGCTTGCGCGCCTCAGCCTTCCAATCGATCTCGACCGGTTCAGGTGTCGGGGCCTCAGTGGTAGGTGCGGTCGGGGTAGGGGTAACCGGATCACTCATTGCTTTGCTCCCATGCGGGTTGACCTCCGCCATGCGGCATCGGTGGATTATTGGGTGCCCATGCGGGCGAAATAACCCACCGGATGGCGGGTTGATCCGCACAGGTGCGGAAACTGTTCAGCTACTCGCCGAAGTTGTCTTTCAGGTACTCGCGCAACTCGGCCTGCTGCCTCGGGGAACGCGAACGGCGCGAAGCCTTGTACTGGATCACCGACGCCTCAGGGCCGGACTCATCACCAAGGAAGACCGGAGCGGCGCTGCAGTGACAATTCGCATGGCTAGCAAAATGCGCCGTCGCTTCCTTATAGACAGCCCCTCGGCTCGCCAACATCCTGCAAAATGCGCACCCACCAGCAGTGACCCGCTTCCAACCAATGGCCTGCGGATCTTGCTGACGGTTCGTCGTGATCGTGTCCCGGAAAGGACGCGCCGACTCGAGCTGCACAATCTCAGCCAACCGGGCCGGCGTGGCACCATCGTCTTCCGTAAATAGCGGGTCAGCAGCCCACGCGATACCCCGACGAATCTTGACCACACGGTCGTTCACGACTGTCTGCGTGACGTAAGCATCAGCCACGCCGGAACGCTCTCTTTCGTCGTCGTAAAAGTCAGCCGCCAAAGCAGCCGAACCCTCCGAGTAGTACGCGATCACCTCGGGCACGCCGTCCAGAAGTTGCAGACGACGCGCCTCCGGCGACCCCGACGTACCAGCGAGAAGCCGTTGAGCCGTCGAAACAGCAGAAGACGTCAGCAGGACAAGAGCGGCCCTAGCCTCAACCGGCGACGGCACTAGTCACCGGAGCCACAACAGGAGCCACAGGAGGCGTCAGAGCAGCCAGAACAGCACGACCAGCAGCCCGACGCTTCTCAGCCTGGAACCGCTGAATCTGCTGCTCATCAAGCCCAAGCAACTCAAGGCCCACCTCAGTGTCCGCAAGCCCCGGCACAACCGCGACCTGCTTAGCGCCAGCATCAGCAGCCGCAGCACGCGACAGGTAGACAGGCGAGCGCCACTTCGTCTGAATGCCCGACCACTCCTCAGGGACAGCACTCAGGCCATTCTGGATCGCCAACGCCCGGGTGACCGTACGGCGGATCGGAACCGACCAATCCTCGGTCGTCCCCTCAGCCTCAGCAATCAGATTCTCACGAGAAGCGCCATAAGCATCAGCACTCGTCGGGTTCGCCATATCCGTCAAAGCGAAGTCCGAATCGGGAAGATCCGTCTCACGCGCCATCAGCTTCGCAAGCGCGTTCAACTGAGCAAGGTGCGGCTCAGGAGACTCCGCAGCGAACTGCTTCACATCGGCTCGAGGATTGGACGAATCCTCATCGTCAGGAATGCCAAAAACACGACCCAAAGCAAGCTGCCAGGACGCCTTCTGCGAACCATCCGCATTCTTGAAGATCGTCTCATCAGCGCCCAGAAGAAGCATCTTCGGGATCGTGTAAATGTCCATGTGGGCTTCCAGACGGATCAGCGCACGAAGCGCCGCATCCTGGTGACCCATGACCGGGCGCGTAATCCGCGACTTACCCATCCGACGCGACGAACGCGCCTGATACACCATCGGATCAACCGGGACACCCCAAGGATGCACCGTACGATCCACCGACCAAGCGTTTTCGGACTTGTCAGCACTGATCGTGAGGTTGGGCAGATACAGCACAAAGCCGGTGATCTTGTCCTGATCGCGGGCAGTGACCGACAACAGATTGTCCAGCCGGCGAGTGCGCACATTCCAGTCGCCCGTAGCGTTCAGAGCATCCTTCGAATGCACAAGCGCCTTCGGCTCACCAGGCGCACCAGCAGTCGTAATTAGGTAAGAAACGCCATGAAGAAGCGAATCAGTCTCGCCCTGGCTGACCTCCGAGAACAGGAAGTTCCCGTCGGCCAGCTCTCCCATGCCCAGCGATTCCAGATCGCCATTTGCCCAAACCATCTTGTCCAGGTTGCAGCGACGAGCAAGCCCGTCGACACCCTTAGCAGCCCACCCGAGAGCCAGCCCAATGTTCTGGTACTGCGGCGGAATAACAGTCCCGATCTGGCGAACAGCACGCTTCCCGTCGTAATACGACGACCGCAAAAGGTTGCGGGGAGTCTTGGCATCAAGCTGCTCAATCAAGTGACCCAGCACCGCATTCTCAGCATCCGACAGCTGCTTCAGGCTCAGCTTCTCACTCAAAGCACCACCGCCGTCCTAGATCCAGTGCGCCTGGTCGGGCGCTGCACGTTGTCGTTCTGAGCGCCCCAAAGAGCGAGAGTTTCAGCCACAACCGGCGTGATGTCCGACGCTGTGTCCTTACGGTTCCACGCCCACGCGCCGGCAAGCGGACGCTTTCGAGCAACCGACAAAGCAGCGTTCACCTGCGGCTGATTTGGGTGGAACACGCTCTTGTCGGCCACCGCATCGAAGAACTTTGCGCACGCAATAGCCATGTCTCGACCCTCCGCCGCAGCAAGTGTGACCAGCACATCCGTGCCGATCAGGTAATTCCGGTCCCGGCGTTTCTCTACAAGCCCAGACATCTCATCGACTACGACGGCGTGAAGCCTGTTCTTTGCCGCACGATCTTGAACCCAAGGAATGATCCAATCCGTTCCCTTGCGTTGCTCATCCAACTCCACATGCCAGCGGCCATCAGCGCGCTGTCCAGCGAGAGCGACCGACGAGATTGACCGATCCGGAGGGACATCGACTGCAAGCGTGATGCGCTCAATTGCCATCGAAGCTGCATCCGCTCGAGCATCCCAAACTTCTTCTGAGATGACCCGGTGATTTGAATCTGCATCCCAGATGCCCATTCCTTCACGCAGGAACGAGTCCTCAGAAAGTTGCTTTCGCATCCGCTGGATCGACTCAATTTGTGTTCGATGCGGATACGACGGGTTGGCCTTCTGCTGCTGCTCGTGGTCGTCAGGTGACGCGTCCCGGTCAGCGCTGAACTCAATGTAGAGACCATCGCCCTTGCCCGAACCTGCCGCGAGAGCTTCTTGCCGCATACGGCTAAAGACTTCCCCCGGGTCAATAGGACGCGGGGGGGTGCCCGTGAAGATGGCAAGCGCATTCGGGGAAGCGTTCATGGCCGGAAGCATGTCGTCGAGCGCGCGCTCCGTGAGAATCTGCGCTTCGTCAAAGACCTCTACGTCTACCTTCGCGAAACCACGACCAAACCCAGTTTCGCGGGCACCAAAAATGATCCGGGAACCGTTTCGGAAGCGGATCTCCTCCGCACCAGCAGCCGTGAAGACCTGATCCACGTGCGGTGAGATCTTGCGGCGATTAGCCATGCCCTGCATTGACTTGAAGGTCTCTTTGGCCGTCTTAAGCCTGTGAGCAGTCCAGAGGATGGTCGTATTCGGGAACAGAAGAGACAGGGCGAATACAATTGCTCCAAGCGTGTAGGTCTTGCCTGTCTGGCGAGCAATAGACATGGCCACGCCACCAACAGTGGCGGCGTACTTTCCATCCGCTCGCTTGCTCAGAATCGCGCGGCCAACACCGTCTTGCCACTTGTCGAAAGCAAGGCCCATGTCGGCGCATTTGTCGCGCACAGCAGGCCACCCCGTCGAGGCCACGCCTGCCGGCAGAATCACATGCCGAGCAACCTCAGATAGCTTCGGCGTCCCATTCTTCGTCTGGGGTGCTGTTGCTGCCATCTTCCGCAGCCTCCTGCTTAGCCTTCAACTGAAGTGAGGCAATCTCTTTGCCCAGCTCTTGAAGCCTCCTAGAGAGAGCGGCCAAGTCCCGAGCCGGGCAATTGGGATCTTGAACAGTTTCGGCGACCCGACGACGCAGCGAAATAAGCAGCTCGAGGTGGTCGCCAGACTCGGCAGCCTCGCTAACCGTCTTTGGTGGCGCGGTCGGAACCGGTATATCCGCCTCAGTCACGGCCCTGATATTCCCATTTCTCTTGGCGGCCATGAAACCTCCATGTGGAAAAAATGGGCAAAATGTATGTTCTCT